GTAGAAGACATTGCATTTTTTAGAAATGAGATATGCAGGTCTTGTGAATTTATAGATACTACTGGTGCAAAATGTGCAGTACCTGGAACACAACCTTGTTGTGGAGAATGTGGATGTTCTTTAAAGTTAAAGACAAGATCTTTATCTTCTGATTGTCCAAAAGGATTTTGGAAAGCTGAACTTACTGAACAAGAAGAAGCAATTGTAAACCAACAATTAAATACTGTTTAATTATGGCAATAGTATTTGAAGCACAAACACATTCTTATGCATCAATAGATCCAGAAGATAAAACTAAATGGGTATCAGTAACAACATTACTTGGTGCTTTAAAGCAACCATTTGATTCTGAAGCAATTGCACTTAAATGTTCTCAAAATCAAAAGAAAACAAACAAGTGGCGAGGTATGTCACCAGCAATGATTCAAGCTGCTTGGAAAAGAGAATCAGATAGAGCATGTACATTAGGTAACTGGTATCATGATCAAAGAGAACAAGATATTATTGGTTGTGAAACTATAGTAAGACATGAAGTACAACTTCCAGTTATTAAACCTTTGTTAGATGGTACTGGTAAAAAGTTAGCTCCCTTACAGAAGTTAATTAATGGTATATATCCTGAACACATGGTATATTTAAAATCTGCTGGTATATGTGGACAATCTGATTTAGTTGAGATTGTTAATGATACAGTACATATAACTGATTACAAGACTAATAAAAAGATTGATAAAACTTCTTTTGTAAATTGGGAGGGTATTTCTAAAAAAATGTTAGGTCCTCTAGCGCACCTAGATGACTGTAATTTAAATCATTATAATTTACAATTAAGTATTTATATGTATATTATATTGAAGCATAATCCTAATTTAAAAGCAGGTAAGCTTATTATTCATCATATTAGTTTTGAAGAAGAAGAACAAACAGATGAGTTTGAATATCCTATAACAAAACTATCCGATGAAGGAGAACCTATAATTAGAGATATAGAAGTATATGAAATGCCTTATCTTAAAAGTGAAGTCATGTCTGTACTTAAATGGTATGAAAGCAATAAAGATAAAGTAAAAAAGAAATAATGATTAAATTATTTGATATAAATAATGGACAAGTTGTACCATCAGAACATTGTTATACATTAAGAGATTTAAGGACTATCATGGATGAATATCCTGAAGATTATCATAATGTATACGCGTATTTATTTTATATGACCTGCCCTAACCCAGATTTAAACCCATACTTTGATACACTAGAACATGAAAAAGAAGAACTTATACTTTCGCAGCTTACTGTTAATTTTAGTTTGGAGGATGACACTATCATTACTGCTAGAAAATTTTGTGAAAAGCTTTACCAAACTCCTACGTTTCGTGCATACATGGGTATCAAAACTATGTTAGATAAGTTAGCTTCATATATGGAAAATAGTGAAATAACAGATGGTAGAGATGGAAACATAACTGCAATTGTAAACGCTGCAGCAAAATTTGAACCTATAAGACTCTCATTTAGAGGAGCATATAAAGATTTAATGGAAGAACAAAAAAGCTCTGTAAGAGGAGGACAAAACTTAGGATACGATCAAATGTAAACATTATGGAAAAAGAACAATTATATAACTGGTTATTTCATTATAACCACAATGAAGAAGTTTGGACAGCTTTTCATAGAGAAGATCATTCAGCTTATTGGAATGGTGCTAAATCTACACATAGAATATATAGAGACCCATCTTTTGAAAGTCTATTGATACAACTTTTTGATTTTGAATTTCCAAATAAATCATAAGAATGTATATATCTGTACCAACATATGATGATACAACTGATGTATGGTCACACACAGATTTTGAAACAAGAGAAGAATTTGTAAAGTTTATGTGGTCTTTATTTAAGGAACCAGGTAAATATGAGTTTGATGAAACATCACAAAAGTTTAATGAACAAGCAACAAACTTTGAAAAAAATAACAAAGTGTATTGCTATGCTCCAATGCGTTCAAAAGATTATATTACTTATTGGGATACTGAAAAAGATAAATGTAGAAATGGTGTAATATATAAGAACAAAAAAAACAGATGGTATCTTTCAAGAGACTATTACATGTGGTTAAACTTTCTTCCTATATATAACAAAGAAATATCTAAGTTTGGATTTGCTAGTGTCAGAGATGCACAGTATCATATGGCACTATATGAAGAAATTGGTAGACATAGTTCTAAACATGCACTTATATTAAAGAAACGTCAGATAGCATCTAGTTATTATCATGCAGGAAAAATGATAAATTACTTTTGGTTTGAAGAAGGTTCTATAAATAAAATGGCAGGATCTTTAAAAGACTATATTGGAGAAAAAGGTACATGGCGTTTTCTTGAAGAATACAGAAACTTTCTTAATACTTATACTGCATGGTATAGACCATGTACTCCAGATAAGATATTTAACTGGGAACAAAAGATTGAAATAAATCAATCTGGTAGAAAAAGAGATATAGGTTTAAAATCTGTATTATTAGGACTTATATTAGACAAAGATCCTACAAATGGTGTAGGAGGTCCTTGTACTTTTTTCTTTCATGAGGAGGCAGGTATTGCCCCTAAAATGAATCAAACATTAGAATACTTACTTCCTGCAATGAAGTCTGGTATGGTATATACTGGACAATTTGTTGTTGCTGGTTCTGTTGGAGATTTAGATCAATGTGAACCTTTAAGAGAAATGTTAATGATGCCAAACAGTAAAGACATTCTTGCTGTTGAAACTGACTTGTTAGATGATAAAGGTACTAAAGGTCAGTGTGGATTGTTTATACCTCAGCAATGGTCAATGATACCATGTATAGATAACTATGGTAACTCTCTAGTAGAGAAAGCATTAGAAATGATCAAAGAAGAAAGAATACAATGGAAGAGAGATCTTAAACCTGATGATTATCAATTGCGTATATCTCAGCATCCTATAACTATAGAAGAAGCATTTACAAGTAGAAAAGCTCCCAAGTTTAATCCTGCATTAGTTGTATCACAAATTAGAAGAATAGAAGATGGTACATACTATAAAGAATTTTTAGAATTATCAAGAGATGAAAATAATACAATCACAGCAAAAGAATCTAAAAAAATTCCTATATCTGAATTTCCTATATCTGCAAAAACAGAAAATAAAGAAGGAGTTCTTGTTGTATGGGAAAGACCTGCAAAAGATATAACCTTTGGGATGTACTATGCATCTATTGACCCTGTTGCAGAAGGAAAGACAACTACCTCAGACTCATTGTGTTCCATATTTGTATACAAGACATCACAAGAAATTACCAAACATAAAGCTGATGGTACAATAGATTCATATGTAGAAAGAGATAAAATTGTTGCAGCATGGTGTGGCAGGTTTGATGACCTTAATAAAACACATGAAAGACTAGAACTTATTATAGAATGGTATAATGCCTGGACAGTGGTAGAAAATAATATATCTTTATTTATTCAGTATATGATTGCAAAAAGAAAGCAAAAGTATTTAGTACCTAAAAGTCAAATATTATTCTTAAAAGAATTGCAAAGTAATACAAATGTATTTCAAGAATATGGTTGGAGAAATGTTAGTACATTATTTAAGACAAATCTTATATCATATGCACAGCAATTTATAGAAGAAGAGTTAGATCATGAAACAAAACCAGATGGTACAATTGTAAAAACAACATATGGTATTGAAAGAATACCTGATATAATGTTGTTAAAAGAAATGCAAGCATATAGAGATGGACTTAACGTAGATAGATTAGTTGCATTTTGTGCCATGGTAGCATTTGCACAAGTACAACAATCTAATAGAGGATATACTAAACGTACTGAAAGAGAAGATGATAATTTGCAAAAGTCAAATAATTATGCTAAATTACAAGTGAGTCCTTTTCGTCATATGGGAAAAAATAAAAGTGTAAATAGTGGCATGACAAAACCACGCAATCCATTTAGAAATTTTAAATAACATACAACATGCCAAAATTATATAATGCTCTTCAACTTAAAGGAGGTGCTACTACAGAATATAATAGAATGGGTACACTTACTCAGCCTATTCAGTTTTTGCTTGCTTCACAAAAAAATGAGCAATGGGCAGCATGGAATCTAGATTGGTTAGAAATGCAAGGTCTAAAACAAATAAGACGTAATGCAAGACGTTTATTAAAAAATTATAAGTTAGCCAATGGTATTATAGACAAAACAGATTATATTGTTGAAGAAAATAATGAGTATGCTGATTTAATAGATACACTTACTCAAGAAGATTTATCTGCATTTGAGTTAAAATTCTTTCCTATTATACCTAATGTTATTAATGTTCTTACAGGAGAGTTTGCTAAAAGAAATGATAAGATTACATACAGAGCTGTAGATGATACTTCTTTTAATGAAATGCTTGATGCTAAAAGAGGAATGATTGAAGAAACTCTTATGGCATATGGTGAACAAAAAATGCAAGAGAACATCTCTAAAATGGGATTAGATCCAAACAATCAAGAGCAAGCTCAACAAGCTCAACAAATGATGTCACCAGACAGTATTAAAACACTACCAGAAATAGAACAATTCTTTAAAAAAGATTATAGATCTATGGTAGAACAATGGGCAACACATCAGCATTCAGTAGATACTGAAAGATTCTATATGAAAGAATTAGAGAATATGGCTTTCAGAGATATGCTTATTACTGATAGAGAGTTCTGGCATTTTAAATTAAATGAAGATGATTATGATATTGAGATATGGAACCCTGTTCTTACATTCTATCATAAATCACCTGAAGCAAGATATATATCACAATCTAACTGGGTAGGAAGAGTAGACTTAATGACCATATCAGACATCATAGATAGATATGGATACATGATGACCAAAGATCAAATGCAACAGTTAGAAGCTATATACCCTGTTAAATCTGCAGGATATGCATTGCCAGGTGTACAAAATGATGGTTCATTTTATGACTCTACAAGATCACATGATTGGAATGTTGAAGGTCCATCATTAGGTATGCGTCAATTTTTAGCACACAAAGATGCAGTACTTAATACTGGAGATGACATTATATATAGAATATTAAATGAGTCTGAAGATTTAATGGACTTTAGTAATTACTCTTTATTACGTGTTACTACAGCATACTGGAAATCTCAAAGAATGTTAGGACATCTTACAAGAATAGATGATGAAGGAATTATGCATCAAATGATTGTAGATGAAAATTTTAAAGTAACAGAAAAGCCTATATACGACAACTCTGTTATAAAAGGTAAAACAAAAGATACACTTATATTTGGAGATCATATTGATTGGATATGGATTAACCAAGTATGGGGTGGTGTAAAGATAGGTCCTAATAGACCATCATTCTATGGTAACAATGATAACATGGGATTCAAACCTTTGTATCTAAATTGTCATCCATTAAAGTTTCAGTTTAAAGGTGATAATAGTTTATATGGTTGTAAGTTACCTGTTGAAGGTTCTGTATTTCATGATAGAAATTCACGCTCGCGCGCGCTAGTAGATAAGATGAAACCATTCCAAATTGGATATAATCTTACTAACAATCAGATTGCAGACATCTTAGTAGATGAATTAGGTACAGTTATTATGCTTGATCAGAATGCATTACCACGTCACTCAATGGGTGAAGACTGGGGTAAAAACAATTTAGCTAAAGCATATGTAGCAATGAAAGATTTTCAAATGTTACCTTTAGATACATCTATTACAAATACTGAAAATGGATTAAACTTTCAACATTATCAAGTACTTAATCTTGAACAAACTCAAAGATTAATGTCTAGAATACAATTATCTAATTATTTTAAACAACAAGCATTTGAAGTTATTTGTCTTACACCTCAACGTATGGGTGCAGTAAATGCACAAGAAACTGCTACAGGTATAGAGCAAGCTATAAACATGAGTTATTCACAAACAGAAATGTATTTTGTAAATCATTCAGAATATCTAATGCCTAGAGTACATCAAATGCGTACAGATCTTGCACAATATTATCATAGTACAAAACCTAGTATAAGGTTACAGTATATAACATCTTTAGATGAAAAGATAAATTTTGAAATCAATGGTACAGATTTATTAGCAAGAGAACTAAATATATTTACATCTACAAAAGTAAATCAAAAACAAATTACAGAACAAATTAGATCTTTAGCATTATCTAACAATACTGCTGGAGCATCAATATATGATTTAGGTAATCTTATCAAAGCTGACTCACTTGCTGAAATTGATCATACTCTTAAAAACATTGAAGAAAAAGTTAATGCTCAACGTCAACAAGAACAACAAGCTAGACAACAAGAAATTCAAATGCAAGATCAAGCTGCTGCTGAAAGATTAGAATCTCAACAGAAATTTACAGCTGAACAAAATCAACTTAATAGAGAATCTAATGAGCGTGTTGCTGAAGTTAGAGCATCTGTTAATACTGCAACACAAGATATTAATGCTAATGAACAATCAGATTATATTGATACATTAGAATATCTTGATAAGAAAAATGCAAAACAAGTTGACCAATCATTAGCTAGAACACGTGAAGTTAATCAGCAAATAAATGATCAAGAAAAGAATTCTTTAAAAAATAAAGAATTACAAGTACGTGAAACAATTGCTAATAAACAAGTGCAAGTTGCAGCAATGAATAAAAACAAATATGACAAAAAACAGTCATAGCGTTATAGTGTTAAAAATGTAAAAATAAAAATAGCTTACTGTTAAATCTTTCAGATTTAATTGGTAGATTATATATGAAGAAGAATAAGAACTAATAATTATTAAACAGATGAATACAGAAAACAACAAATCTCAGGTAGAAGACGTAGTTATTGAAAACATTGATGACTTTTTACCAATGCCTGGTGCAGATAGTGTGGTAACTTCTGATGAAGAAGATGATAAGCCAAACTTATTTAGTGCAAAAAACAAACCTGTTAATCTTGATTTCTTAGATAAGAATGATGATGATAAGACAGATGATAAAGAAATTGTAGATTCTACTCTTGATGAATTAGACTCAACACTTAAAACAGGTGATGATTTTGATGATGAAGATGAACCTAAGAAAAAAGGTGGTAGAACTAAAACAGATAAAAGTGGATTAGTTTCATTCTTAAAGAAAAGAATTGAAAATAATGAAATGTTTGCTTTTGATGATTATGATGAAACTAAACAATCATTAGATGATTATTTAGGAAATCTATCAGAAAAAGATATTGATGAGTTATGGACAGCAAATGTTGATAGTATCAAAAATGATGTTGCTGCAAAAACTCCAAAAGAGTTCTTTGAAAGTTTACCTGAAGAATTACAATATGCTGCTGAGTATGTTGCAAAAGGTGGAAATGATTTAAAAGGTTTATTTAGAGCTTTGGCACATGTTGAAGAAATTCGTGAACTTGATGTAAGACAACCTGAACATCAAGAAATGATTGTTAGACAATATTTACAAGCTACAGGATTTGGTAATGGTGATCAAGAATTAATTGAAGATCAAATTCAAGAATGGACAGATGGTAATAATTTATCTAAAAAAGCAAATCAGTTTAAACCAAAATTAGATGATTTGCAAGAAGAAATGTTACAAGGTAAACTTGCACAACAAGAACATTTTAAACAACAACAACAAGCTAAAAAAGAAGCATATATGCATAATATATATGAGACTTTAAAACCAGGTGAACTAAATGGTGTAAAGATTGATGGTAAAAGACAAAAGATGTTATGGGATGAACTTACTACTGTTAAGTATGAAAGTATCTCAGGAAGACCTACAAATATGTTAGGTAAACTTTTAGAAGATTATCAATTTGGAAAACAACCAAGATATGATTTAATTGCAGAAACTTTATGGTTACTTTCTGATCCAGAAGATTATAAAGAGAATGTACGAAAACAAGCAAAAAATGAGGTAGTTGCAGATACAGTTAGAAAACTTAAAACAGAAGAAGCAAGAAAAATTTCTTCTTATACAAGAGATGATGATGATGATCAAAGACCAGCTACAAGAAAGATTACAAGACAAACAAATATATTTAAAAGATAAACATTAACCTTAATTAATTAATTACAATGGCTACACCTGTTTTAAACAATGGTCTCTTCTTGCGTGATACTACTTACAAAGTTAGTTCGCATGTAGATTCATACCATTTGCAAAATATGCTAAAGACTTCAGAACCTATGGATTTAGGACCTGTTGACTTATGGGCAATGACGCAAAAGGTAGAAATGCCTCTTTATCAGATGGCATCTTTTGGTGGTAAAAACACCATAATGGTAGACAATGCTCGTGGAGAGTACAAATGGCAAACACCAATTGTACAAGATCTTCCGTACATTGTAGAAGACGTAGAACCTACACAAACAGCTTTAGGAGCTGATGGTACACTCTTCAAAATTAAAATTAACAGACGTATATTTGGATCAGGTGATATCATCACTTATGACAAATATAAAGGTCTAGAACTTTACATTGTACCTAGTGAAGACATTCTTCCTTCTGGAGATGGATTTATCTATACTGTACAATTAGTAAACAACAACAACACAGCTACCTTAGACAAAAAGTATCTTAAACCAGGTACTAAATTCTTCAGAAAAGGTTCTGCTCGTGGGGAATATGGAGAAAAATTCTCTGACATAGGAGAATTACAAAATGGTTTCAGAGAATACTACAACTTTGTAGGAGGTGCTGAAGCTCACGTACACTATTCAATTTCTTCTCGTGCTGACATGATGATGAAAGGTGGTCTTAATGCAGATGGTACAGTTCCTGTAACTGAAATCTGGAGATCATTTGATAAAAACCTTGATCCATCTATCACTAAGATTGATGATATGGTTAAATCTATGGGTAAAGACTGGATCAAAAAATCATATGATAATGGTAATTTGACTAGATCTTTTGTTACTAATCTTGAAGCAGCTCACTTATCTAAAGTAGCTAATGACATTGAGACTTACTTAATGTGGGGGCAAGGTGGTAGAATTAAACAAGATGGTCCAGATGATATTAGATTATCAGTAGGTCTTTGGTCTCAATTAGATAACTCTTATAAGAGAATATACAACAAAGGATCTTTCAACTTAGAGTTGTTCAGATCTGAAATTTTCAACTTCTACAATGGTAAAGTTGAATTCAAAGGACCAGATCCAAACAGACAAATCATTGTTCAAACTGGTATGGCTGGTATGAGAATGGTTAATGAGTCTATCAAAAAAGAAGCGTTCTCAGGAACTATTGGTGGTACTACTGGATTAATTGCTAACATGGATCAGTCTGGTGTTGGTGCTATCTCTGGTAAAAATGCAATGGACTTGAACTTTGGATTTGCTTTTACAAGTTATACAATTCCATTCTTGGCAAATGTTAAGTTTGTATTGAATCCAGCATTTGACAATGTTCACACAAATGATATTGAGAATCCAATCATTGATGGATACCCATTATCATCTTACAACTTCATTGTATTTGATATTACTGACAACACTAATGACAACATCTTTTTGTTGAAATTAAGCTGGGATAATCAATTGAAATGGTTCTACCAAAATGGTACTATGGACTATATGGGTAGATCTCAAGGATTTGCATCTTCTGGAAACTTCAATGGTTATAGAGTATTTATGACTCAAACTATGCCAAGCATCTGGGTTAAAGATCCTACTAAAGTATTGAAAATTGTAATGAGAAACCCAGTAACTGGTGGATCATTCTAGTAAATAAAAATTAGTACCTGGGTTGCTTCCCATAAGAATAGCTCCCAGGTCTTTTTTTTAATAACTTTAAAACAATAAGAAATCATGGCAGGAAAAAATAAAGCAGTAATGGGAAATAATATTGTAGTTAAAAAAGCTACAAATCCTCAGTCTGTAGTAAAAAACAAAAGTGCAATGGGGAATAATATTGTTGTTAAATCAGCTACTAATCCTCAGTCAGTACAAAAAAATGCTAAAGCTACTGTGTCACCAACAAAGTATAAAAAAGCATAAATTTGTAACTTGTACATAGTATGGCAAGTTAAAGAGATATCCTCTCTCCCCTGAGTGTTAACTCACTCACTTTGTCTACAGAAATGTAGGCATTTCTCCTAAGATATAACAACCTTGACGTGGTTTAGGAGCTTTAAACTAATAGTTATAAAAAACAGAGAAAAGAAAAAAAACAACAACTTAAATTATTACAGATGGAAATTACAATGATAGACAAGCATCAGTCTTTAAAAAGAAATAGCAGTGTTACAATTAGACCTTTTGTTGACAATATTAATGAAAACATGGGTTTAGAAAAATACAATATGGTATTGTTTGAAGGAATTTTTCATGAAGAACAAATTATATGTCTTGAAAATAATGGAATTAAAAGATATGTTACAGGACTTAATGAATTTGCTCCAGAAATAAAAAATTTACCTGAAGAAGAAAAAGATGCTTTGGTAAAAGATATTAGAAATACTGTTGCTCAATTAGAAAAAGAACTTATTGCAAATGTTATTGATCCTAAAGATCCTGATTTTTGGAATAAGGTAAAATTACTAAGACCTGATAATGATGAATTTTGGAGTAAGATTGCATTAAGATGCAGTAATGAACCAGTGTATTTAGATGCTGCAAATGATCCTTATGATCTTATTAAGTTAAGAGCTATTGAACATGGAGGATTTAGTATTATTGCAAAATCATTACAACATGCTAGAACTGAAGCTCCTAGGTATAAGTTTTATTTAGACAAGTTTGAAGAAACTGCATCCATTAAAACAGAACTTAAAAAACTTAAAAACAAAGCATTTGCTGAATTACAAAAAATGTTTGATAAGAATACAAATAAGTTATTTTATGTATGTAAAGTAGTTGATCCAAATTCAACACAATATAAAAAATCTACACCACTTGATGTATTATATGATAATATGGATAAATACATTAGTGGAGAATCAGTAGAAACTAATAAACGTCAAACTGCTCAAAAGTTTTTAGATATATGCCTATTAGATATGGAAACTCTTAAATTAAGAGCTGTAATTAAAGATGCTAATTTTTATAAATTAATTGCAACAAGAGGTGATGGTAACATCTATCATATGAAGTCAGGTTCTATGTTAGGTAAAAACCCTTCTGATATTTTATTATACTTGAAGAATCCTTTAAATGAAGAAATTCTTTTGGATGTAATTACAAATACAGAAAAATATTGGAACTCATAACTTAAATTTATATACTATGTCATTCAATAAAAAACAATTAGATAAAGATTCTTTAGAATCAAAAAAGGTTATACATAAAACTAGTCCTATTATTCCTCCTTTTAAAAGTATTGCAACACCAAATGTGAAAAAAATGGGTGGTAGTATTAAAAAAAGTGGTAGAGGTTGTTAATAACTATATAAGTCATGGCAAAACAAATGATTAAAAGAGCAGATGGTTCTACTTCTCAAAGAGGACTTTGGGATAATATCAGAGCTAACAAAGGTTCTGGAAAGAAACCTACAGCTGAGATGCTTAAACAAGAGAAAAAAATAAAATCTAAAAAATAGAAATTATGGCAAAAGGTAAAACTCCTACAACTCCATCTCAAAAAAAGTTTGCTTCTTTGGCACCTCCAAAGAATAAAATAACTTTTGCTGATAAAATTGCAGGTTCTAAAAAAACATCTAAAAAATAAGCATCATGGCAAAGACAGCAGCTTGGCAAAGAAAAGAAGGTAAATCTCCTTCTGGTGGTTTAAACCAGAAAGGAAGAGATTCTTATAATAAAGCAAATCCTGGTTCTCATCTTAAAGCACCTCAACCTGAAGGTGGTCCTAGAAAAGAATCATTTTGTGCAAGAATGTCTGGTGTAAAAGGTCCTATGAAAAAACCTAATGGTGATCCAACAAGAAAAGCATTAGCCTTAAAAAAATGGAAATGTTAAGACATGACAAATAGTTTATTACAAATAAAAATAAAAGAACGCTTAAACAAGCTTGCCAGTTTAGACTATGATAACATAGAATGCTGGCAAGTTAGTGAAGCATTTAATAAAGCACAGTTAGAATGGGTGCGTAGACAAGTTCATGGTGCAAATCAATTTAAAGAAGGTGATGAATCTTCTAAGATGAGTATAGATGATATACAGTTATTACTTACTGATACTTTAACAAGTCCTATAGTATTAACAAAACGTGATGTTTATTATGAAACTGGTGTTTTACCTGCTGATTATTTATATTTTAAAAGATTTGCAGTAAACTCTATAGCAGATTGTTGTACTGAACCAAGAAGAATGACTGTTTACCTTGCACAAGTTGCTGATATTGATCTTCTTCTTAGTGATGAATTTAGACAACCAAGTGCTAAATGGGGTGAAACTTTTTGTACACTATCTGGTAATAGAATAAAAGTGTATATAAATGATGAATTTGAATTAGCAACTCCTGTTTTATATTATTATAGAAAACCAAGAGAAGTAAAATTTGCAAATTGTGTAGATCCTTCAACAGGAAATTTAATAATTACGGATGTTACTTGTGAATTTAAAGATGATATTGCAGAAATGCTGGTAGATGAAGCATGTTCTATTCTTGCAGGAGATATAGAATCTATGACTCAATACCAAAGAAATAAACAAAACTCAACATTAAATAATTAAACACTATGGATAACAGTGCAACAACAAGAATGTTAAAAAGAAATATAGAAGAAACTGTAAAAGAAATATCTGTTTTAGACAATGTTTCAACAGCTAGACCTAGTGCAGGAGCAACAACACAAGTTCCTTCAAAAATAACACAGAACCCACTTATATCTGAGCACTGTGTTGATTATTTAAATTATAGAATACAACAAGAAGAATATTCATCAAGAGTATATTTAGCAATGTCTATGTGGTTAAATAATAAAGGATATTCAGGTGCTGCTGGATTATGGAAAACATATTCTGATGAAGAATTAAAACATGCTGATTGGTCTAGAACATATTTATTGTCATTTGGTATTCAACCACTTACACCACGTCTAGATCAACCTGCACAGAATTTTTCAGGTTTACCACAGATTATTCAAGATTCATTTGATCATGAAATATTAGTTAGCACACAGTGTAAACAAATGGCATCAGAATCATTTAAAAAAGGTGATCATATGTTATATGAATTATCATTAAAATTCTTAAAAGAACAAGTAGAAGAACATGACAAAATGCAAACTTGGGTTGATAAACTTGAAGCATTTGGCACTGATAAACTTGCACTAAGATTACTTGATAATGAAATGGGTGGATAATGGAAGAAAATTATAAATTAAAAAAAGAAGAATTGTTTTCAATAAATTCTTTAGAAAAACAAACTGCTGCGTGTATTACTGAGTTAATGAATGCTGCAGTAAGTTTTCACAAAATGCATTTAAAGATTACTGGTGTAGGATCATTT